AGACTACTGCAGGATCTTCCGGACGATCTACTCGACCCTGGAAGGCCGAGCGCACGTCCATGTCGCCTGCAAGTTCTTCGCGCTGGCCGGAGCCTTGTTGCTTGAGCGGCATTACAAACGCAACGCTACGCCTGTGGCCGGCACAGCGGTCTTCTTGCTCGATGCGAGCGAGTCGCTTGCACTGAGGTACGGCTCCGAAGAGCAAGCGGATGGCGGCTTGTCGGGGGACTTCCATTGCTGGGTGCAGTGCGAGGGTTACGCCATTGACTTCATGGCGCCCATCTTCCAAGAGAGTCTGGCGCATGGCGGCCATCGGCACGTGGTGCCGAGAAAGATGTTTCAACGTGCCTTGTCAGCCCAGGCCCCGCACGTTGACGAGCTGCGGCGCGAGGGAGACTTTGCCCTGTTCCCAAACAAGGAAAGGACGCTTGATCTGACCACGAACTTTTCGCAGCTCGAAACCGACTTGGCCAACGTCTGCATCGACTGGTATAGGCGGCCACCGAAGCGCATGGCCTCGGCCTACCACGTGCGGGATGAGCGGAATCAGATCCATACGATTGAGCTCAAGAGCCCGGACGTGATCGGCGTTTGGTAACGCGTCGAGGCCTGGCTAAGGCCCGCCCTGAGGCGGGCGGCTCTTGCTAGATGTGTGGCGTGAGCACGAACAGCGTGCAGCTGTTGTCGTCGCACATGCTTGTCACAAAGGGCTTATCAGTCGTAACGATGAATTGGGCCGGACCGTAGCTGCGCAGCGTGGTGTCCTTCGACATCACTTTCTGGCCGTTCTTGGTCGTGTACATCACACGCTGCTTGCCGGTGTAGCGCGCGAGCTGGACCGAAGCGCGCATCAGCACGCGGTCATCGCTGAAGGCGCTGGCCTGGACGGTGACGTCCGTCCCGACCTGGCCCGCGGTGCCGTTGATGGTCAAACTCGGGTCCGGCGATTCGATAGCGACCGGCTGCATCGTCGAATATGCGCCTTTGCCGCCATCGAGCTGGATGGTGGCCTTGTCCAGCTCGGTCACTTTGCCGCTCTTCTGCGCCCACTCCAGCACGGTCTCATCGGTCGCACTGGGGAGGGAAAGCGCAAGCGGGACACCCTTCGAGGTGCCTACGACCTGCAGCGCCTGGAAATCCACGCTCTTGACGTCCGCGGCGGTGGCCACGGTCGAGATTGCGGTCAAGCTGGCCACAGCCAGCATCGTCAAAGCCTTCATTGTTCTCCCTAAAGCCCGCTGCAATATGGCGGGACGGCAGGTGAACGGCTGGCGCGGGAATCTCTTAAGGGCGCGTCAAAAGCGCAAGGCCCGTCACTTTGACGGGCCTTGCGGTGGATCAAGGGCGGGACTCAGATCAGCCGCCGATGTTGTTCCGGTAGTCGGCCAGCATGTCCTCGCCGCCCACGCGGAAGATATTGGACATGTAGTCGAGCTCCAGTATTTCCTCGCCGTCGATCACCTGGCGAATATACGTACAGGAGAAGCTCGATGTGTTCTCAACATTCTCGTGCGGCTTGAAGTTGCCCAGCGGGTTCTTCTTGAAGAAGACCGTCAGGTACGTGACCAAGGGCACCTGTTTGATGCGGCCCTGCGACGCGTAGGTCTCGATGCTGGAACGGCATTGCAGTGCCACGGCCCGGAAGGGGTTGGCCACCTTGATCGCGACGTCGGCATACACCGAGTTCCACTTGATCTCGCCTTCGAGCTTGTCGAAGCCCGAGGGCAGATCCATCTTGCCCACCATGCCCAACGACTTGTGCTCGGCCATGATTGCGCTGATGTCGGGCAGCTTGATCTCCTCGGCACGCCCCATAAGCGACGTGCCGTCTGCATAGACGTTGGCGTTGGTCACGCGATTGACTTGAATCTTGGACATGGTCGCTTAGGCTCCCTTCAGGGTCACGAGGTATTCCGAGGTGATCTCGGTCTCGAAGGTGAGCCGCTCCAGGGGCGGCGGCGGCGTGTACTTGTAGTTGATGAGCAGGTGACCGGCGGCGAGATCCGTCTGCTCGTTCCTCGCCGGATCGAACCAAGCCGAAAAGCCCAGCAAGGCGCCGTCACCGATGAGCTTGCGGCCATAGGCGTTGCACGAATCCACCAGCGAGTCGATCAGGGCCTGGCTGATGGGCTGGTCGATGTACTGCAGCGAGAAGTAGCGGATCGACTCGTTGATCACGTCCCCAGTGCGGCGCACGTTGATGAAGTTCTTCATGTGCGTGACAGTCGGGAACGCGGCCGAGCGGTTGCCCCACACTCGCAGGCCCGTGCCAAATGAGTTGAACACCGTGACGATGCCCGCTTCGTTGAGCGCGTTCACTTCGCTGTTGGGGTCGTCGATCATGGCCGACAGGGCGCGCTCCACGCCCGTGATGCCCAGGATCTCGGTGTTGGACGGGCTCCACCAGAAGCCCTTCTCGATATCGCGTGCGGCAATCACGCCGGCCAGGCGCTGGGAGTACGGCTCCAGCCGCTCGGCATTGGTCGCGGTGTCGTAGACCTTCAGGTGCGGATAGCACAGCACCGCGTGTTCCGAGCTGGTGTTGAAGTTGATTGCGCCGGACGGGCCGCGACCGGCGATCGCTTGGGCGAAGGTCGTTCCGACAGGGGCGTCGATGAGCGCCAAGGCGTCCAGCGCTTCGCCCATGGCGATCATCTCCACGGCCACCGAGTTCTGTGTGCAGAAGCCCGGCGCGATGATCTGCTTCGCGAAGAAGCCCATCGTGTTGTAGGTGTCGCGCAGCGCCTTCAGGCCGGTTCGCACGCCGGCAGCATTAACCGTGCCGATGATGTCCGCCGGCGTCACCTTGGTCGGGTCCAGGTAGGTGTAGGCCGCGGTAAGCGCCTGACTGGCCGTGACGGTGCCGCCTGCCTTACGCGTGATCCTGGCGTTCTGGTAGTCCGCGGTGAAATCCACATTCTCCACGTAGGTCGTGGTGCCGCTGGCGTTCTTGACCACCAGAGTGCCGGGCTTGATGGCGCGGTGCGCGAGCTGGGCCGTGTCGCCATCCAGGGCGAAGTTCTCAGACACGACCGCGGTCACATGCGTGGCCGGGTCCAGGACGTTGACCACGATCACAGTTCCCGCGCCCTGGTCGTAGATCGCGTCCAGCGCTTGAGGAATGGTGAAACCCGGCTGCGTGGCGCCGAAGGCCGCGGCCTGTTTCTCGGACAGCACGAGCGTGGCCACGTTGGTGTCACCCATCGGCGCTGTGCCGATCAAGGCGATCACGGCCGATTTGACGGTCGAGACCGGGCGCGGGCCACGCTCGACTTCGCTGGTCTCCACGCCGTGCAGGTAGTTGGCGCTCATTGCTGCGCTCCCTTGCTCTTGGATTTGACGGACTCGGCCAGCGGCGTCAAATGACCGCGGGCGACGAGAGTGCGGGTGTATTCATGCGCTTCGGGCAGCTCAACTTCTCCGCCGTCAAAAAGCATGCATTCGATGAGCGCGTCCCCGTCCTTGAGCGTCACGCCGCTGGTGGGGCCGCTGTAGCGGTACTTCATTACGTCTCCTCGTTGGTGACATGGGTCAGGAGGGGCTCGGTGCCGATGTCGGCGTCCTCGACCTGGACGGCCACGGTCGCCAGGTCGATCGCGTACTGCCAAAGGCCGGACACCTCGCCTAAGTACTTTTCGTCCAAGACGTAGAGCTTTCGCCGACAGTGCGGGGGTTCGAACCCCACCAGGGCGAGGCGCACGGCGTCGCATGCGTCGATGGCGCCGTTGCGGCCATTGAGTTGCCGCATCACCACGGTGACGGAGAGCTTTACGGTGCGCTCCTGGAGCACGAAGCCCACGTCCTCGGGCGTGCCAAAACGCCCGCCGAGGTAGCTCAGCAGCAGCGCTCCGACAGGGTGGTTGAGCCGGTAGTCGGTCGGTCGCTCGGGGAAAAAATCGACGGCCAGACCGGGCAACAGCGCCGTGAGACGGGCCAGCACGGCGGCGAGGATCTCGCTGGTGAGGCCCATCAGTAGCGATCCAGAAGCGAGTTACTGAACCGCCGCGGCCGCGCACGAACCTTCATCTCGCCCGGCTCCGGCGCGTCCTCGCCGGTCGGCGTGCCGACCGTGAGCTTGCCGTCGCGGATCGAAGCGAGCAGATCCAGCGCGCCCTTGTAGGTCCGCGTGACCGCGTCGGGCAGTTCCGCACCCTCGGGTCGGCGTGCGTACAGCCAGTGCCGGGCAAGATTGACTGTCATGTCCTTGACGACGGACGGGACCGGATTGAGCGGCAGCGTGTAGCGCCCGCGCATGTGGGCGTCCACGAGCTCCTCGGCTTGGCGCACTGCCTCCTCGACGACGGCCTCATTGATCTCGGTGGGCATCGCCTGACTGAAGCCAGCGTCCGCCGCATCGTTGGACAGATCAATCAGCGTGCGCTTCGGAATCGCCAACTGCAGATCGGCGAGGGTGCAGTAGCGCATGACTTAGGCGTCCGCCGGCTTCTTGGTCGTCTTCTCGGCGCGCTCGATCGCTCCAGTGACGACGAGCGGCTCTGCGGCCTTGGCGGTGAGTTCGATCTCGTCGCCTTCCGCCTTGTCTTCGCCGTCGTGGCGAAGCGGTGTCAGAACACGGTATTTCATGGGTGTCTCCGTGGGGGCCGCCTGGGCGGCCCGTTGAGAAAGGAACTGCCGCGGGCGGTCAGCCCACGTTCTGGATCAGGAAGCCCGCCGAGGCGCCGGCCAAGACGGGGGAAAGCTCGTCCGTGACGGGGTAGATCCAGCTCTTCGCACCGCGGTCCATGTAGGGCACCTCGACGGTGGGGTAGCCACGCAGGCGGTAGGTGTAGCCGTAGGAAGGCAGGCCGCCATCGGTCAGGGTGCCGAGCTCCGTATAGGCGACGACCGCGTTGTTGCCCCACACATCGGCGAGGTTGCCGGTCGCGTCCTCGTACACGGCATCGCCCACGACGACGCGCTGCACGCCCCACAGCGCGGCAAGCAATTCGGCCGTGGCGATCTCGCGGCTCGTGTATTTGATGCGCTCGACGATCTTCGGATGCTGTTTGGCCGCGGCGAACGCCAGCGGTCCCAGCAGGACCGTGTTGGCCCGGCGGCCGATCTTCGAGCGGATGGCCTCTTTGGCCGCCTCGATGTCTTTGATCGGGTCCGATACGCCGGAGTAATCGGACCACTTCGACGTGCCCGAGAGGGCCAGCTTGTTGTTGGCGCCGTAGTTCGCGCCATTCGTGGCGAGGTCGGCACCGGCTTTCTCGTTACGCAGCTGGATGATGTTCTGGGTCTTGATGACCGCGGTCTGTGCCAGATTGATGTTCGGCACCACGTTGGCTTCCTGCATCAGCTCAAACGGCACCAGGCCTTCGAGCGAGTGCGATTCCAGGGCGTAGGGATTGCCCATGTAGCCGAACTGCACGCGCTTGGTGTTCGTGCCAGGCGTGCGGGCCGTGGCGTAAAGGCGGAAGTCCTCGCGGCTGAACTGGATGATCTTGCCGCCGCGCTGCTCGACCGGCACTTCCGGAAACAGCACTTGGCAGACCATCTCCGCGTTGCGGTAGCCCTGGGCAACGCTGCTGAGGATCGGGTCGACGACACGCGCGCCGCCCGGAGTCATTTGAGGCATGGGTTACTCCTGTGGAATGGTTGTCCCGGACTGGCGATCAGTTCGGCAGCAGGATGACTTCGACGAACTGCCCGGCTGCCGAGGCGGTCTCGCCCGGCGCGAGGCGCGCGACCGCAACGCCGGCGGACTTGGTCACCGCCCGGCCCGAGGCGTCCACCTCGATGAGCGCGCCTGCCGCCAGGGCGCCGCCGGTTTCGACCACGGTGGTGCCGATGACATCGACCGGGGCGCGCTCGCCGATGGCAGCGGCGGTCCGCGAGACGCCCAGGGCGTTGCCGGCCGCCGCGGCCGTGGCGCCGCCATGCCCGACGAAGCGGTTAGCGGTAAGGGCCCCCGTCGCGAGCACGGTGAGCGTGA